AACCGCTAACAGTCGCGAGTTCAACGGTCCCGTTTATATCGCACGCAAGTCAACGCTCGGCGAAGTCTCGTTCGTGGCTCTCGGTGCCGACGATAACACCGAGGCTCGCATCGCAGCTGGCCAAGCTGAAGGCGACGATGACCTCGATGGCAATGAGCCAGACGAGGACAACACCGACTCCGACGATTCGGAACTCGACCCAGTCAACGCAAGTCTCGAACTGTCTGCCAAACCAAAGCGGACGAATACCAACGGAGTAGTTTCCAAGATGCGAATCGAAGCCGCCGCTGAATCCAAACGAATCTCCGGCATCCGAAAGGTATGCGCCGGCAAGCATCCAGAGATCGAAGCTCGCGCCATTGAAGAAGGCTGGAGTGTCACCAAAACGGAGTTGGCAGTGCTACGAATCGAACGACCTAAGGCCCCTGATCAACAGGCGAGCCAACCAATGTACCGACGCGAGGTTCTTGAGGCAGCTTGTTGTCTATCGGTTGGACTTGATGAAACCAAGTTGCTCAAGGCCTATGGCGAGCGAACGCTCAACTCCGCCGATCCGCTCCGGCACATCGGCCTGCGAGAACTTGTCGCTGAATGCGCGCGACTGGAGGGCCACGACATTCCGCGTGTATTCGGCGACGGGGCTGTCACGATCCGTGCTGGCTTTTCGACTATGTCGCTTCCCGGCATCCTGGAGAATGTGATGAACAAGACGCTCCTGGCTGCATACGAAAACACGCCAATTGCTGCGTTTGACTTGTGCAGTGTTGGCACTGTGAGCGACTTCAAGGAAGTCTCACGCTTTCGACTATTGGGTACAGGAGGCTTTGAGAAAGTCGCGCCCGATGGTGAGCTTAAGCATGGCAAATTGTCCGAGCAGAAGTATTCCAACAAGGCCGACACTTATGGTCAGCTTCTCATGCTGACGCGGCAAGACATCATCAATGATGACCTCAACGCCTTCATGGACATCCCACGTCAAATGGGGCGGAGCGGTGCAGAGTCGATCGACGATCTCTTCTTCACGTTGTTGCTCGGAAACATTCCCGCGTTCTTTAGCTCGACCAATAGCAATCTGATTACCGGGGTTGATTCTGTCTTCAGTGCCAACAGCCTCACCAAAGCGAAAACCAACTTTCGCAAGCAAAAGGCAGGGCCAGGCAACAAAGCCAAGGATCAAAAGCCGATTAACATCCGCCCTGAATACTTGGTCGTCCCTGTGGAGCTGGAGACCGATGCTGAATTGCTGATGGGATCCGCTCAGTTGATGATCGATGCTCAAGGGCAGCCGACCAAGATCCCAGTCGACAACCCTCACCGCAACAAGTACCGCGTCATCAGTACCCCGCATTTGTCAGATGCATATTACCCAGGTGCAAGTGCCAAAGCGTGGTATCTGTTCGCCAATCCAAACGTGCTACCTGCGTTTGAGATCGTCTTCCTCAACGGTCGCCGCACACCCGTCATCGAGCGAGTCGAGATGCCTCCGAACATGCTCGGCATGGGCTTCCGATCCTTCATCGATTTTGGTGTCAACAGCCAAGACCCTCGCGCTGCGGTCAAAGTCACAGGTGAAGCGGCATAGTCAATAGCTTCCCCTTCAAGACGTAACAGCACTAATCATTTCCATAACTCACATTAGGACGAACCCATGACATCTGCGGACTACGTTCAGCAAGGCGACACGGTTGACTTCACCCCCGAGACCGATCTGCCTGCCGGTAGTGTTGTCGTACAAGGAGATTTGGTCGGTATCACCAAACATGACATCCCCGCCAATCGACTGGGATCGATATGCGTCGAAGGTGTCTTCGATATCAACAAGGATCTAACGCAAGCGATCTCCGCTGGAGCGCGGGTCTATTGGGACGCTACCAACAACCAGGTTGTCACCATTGCGACTGGCAACAAGCTTCTTGGCAAGTGTGTTCGCAACGCGCCCGTCGACACCGCAACGGCTCGCGTGCGACTAAGCCAATAGCATCAAACTGTAACCTTTCACAGTAAACCACAAGCCTAGCCATTGACATGTCATCGATCAATCAAATAGCCGCAGAGAAAGCCAATGCGATCGAGCAACTGACTTTCGACGAGGAACTCAAGACGAGTCAATGGTTGCGTGCTGCACCGTTCGAAACCGTCTTCTGTGTTGCGGTCAAGGCGCGGACAGCGACGTGGAAGGTCGAAGGTTTACTTCCTGATGGAACCATCATTCCGTTGGCTTGTTATCGACGGGAAGAATGCAGTTCACGCATCTTCCAACCAGAAAAGAATCGCTACATCAAAGAGGAAGTGATGTGCGGTATCCCCATTCGCTTCGTGTCGACCGTTCCTCAACCCGATTCCCAACTTTGGGTCATCTTCAAAAGCTAACTCGCTCTCTACTCCAAAGGAACCATCATGCTTCGTTTCAAACGTTATGCAATTGCGCTAGTAACCACCCTCACCTCCCTTCACGCAAGCTTCGCGAAGGAGACTGTGTGCACGGACTGCTCGTCGATCGAACTTGTTCCTCTTCAAGAGAACGTTCTCATCGACACGACCACGATTGAAAGCTCGGCTGCCAGCGATGAGGATCGCTTCACTCAAGTAATTCGAGCCACTGTCCGAGTCACCATCAGTGGCGTCTGTGGAAGTGGAACCGTTGTCGGACGCGATGAGGCCGGGAACTCACTGGTGCTCACCAATGCACACGTGGCCGGTACGCAACGCGGCCGCACTGTGAACCTCGAACGTTGGGAGCCCGACGGCTCGATCGAACGAGGGCGAGGATCGATTATCGCCTCGGGATATGGCCGAGGCATGAGCGTCGACTTTGCATTGCTCAAGTGTAACGCAGAGTTCGCCAAAAATGTGCGACCCATTCCCCTGGCGGATCGCTACCCAGATCGCAAGGCAATGGTGACCACTTATGGTTGCCCTCGCTGCGAATGGCCAAGTCTCCAAGTTCTCAGTCTCAATCGATCCGAAGGGCAGATCCTCACATGGAAGCCAGAAGCGATCGGCGGTCGCAGCGGTTCTAGTGTGATCGACTATACCGATGTTGGTCCACGTGTTGTTGGGCTCCTTACGTGGGGCGGTGGCGGTGAAGGGCTTGGGCAATCGACCCCATTCCTGTTGCAAGCGTTGCGAGGTCGTCTACCTCAAGCTCTCGAAGCACTTCCCCAGGGAGTCAAGGAAGTTGATGGTACTATCGAAGCCTCAAAGGATGTGCGTGTGACGACCTGGCCAACGCAACCTTTGGCTGTCATGTCGCAGGATGGCGAAGGTGCATCGCAAGATATTCTCGATGCGATCACAGAGCCGAATCAAGGCGGCATCTTCGGACGCAAACCTCGCGACGAAGGGAACAAACCGGAATCGCCCAAACAACCAACCTTGGACTTCGTGCAACGCGTTCAACGCTGGATAAGAGATCGATTACTGGTTGCATTGCTCGTGGCCGTTACGTTTGTTGCGGGCGTTCTTTTGGGACGATCCGGCAAGCGGTTGATGGCTGCTCCTGTTTCTAACTCGTAGTGACTTTCCGTTTCCTTCGTTCGAGACCAAAAACCGAGACTCCAACGTTATGTTCGCACTCATCGGGTACATCCTCGTCTGTTATCTTGCAGCCGATCTCCTCGCTGGCTTCTGGCATTGGTGGGAGGATCGCTATGCGGACACGCGATGGCCAGTGATTGGCGAATGGATCGCAAAACCCAATCAGCTCCACCACGAGCAGCCATTGGCGTTCCTCGATCAGGGTTATTGGTCTCGCAATTGGACTACGCTTATCCCGGCGGGCGTCGCTTTCTTGTTAACAGTTCCCGATCCGATCTGCGGAGTCTTTGCCTTTGTTAGTCAGGCCAACGAGATCCATGCATGGTCGCACAGCAAAGGAAAAGTAGCCGCATGGATCGAAACCCTTCAATCGATCGGCCTCTTGCAATCTCCAAAGCACCATGCGCAACATCACGTTGAACCTTTTGGATCAAAGTATTGCGTGATGACAGATTGGCTCAACCCCATATTGGATCGCCTCGATTTCTGGAGAAGGCTCGAGGAGATCATTTGGAGAGTCTTCGCAATCAGGAGCCAACACTAATGCTCAACATCATGGAACGTGGTCAAGCTTGGTTGGCAAGTCAATTGACCCAACACGCATCCAAAAAAGTTGTCTACTGTCGCGATGATATCGAGGTGGAACTGTCTGCAACCATAGGGAAATCGGAATACGACCAAGACGACGGAGAAGGAATTGTCACTCGTTCCCAAGTTCGCGACTTCCTGATCAATACTCACGAGTTGATGGAGTCAGCGATAGGCTCACTACCGCGGCGCGGCGACTCGATCGTCGAAGTCGTAGGCTTCACGGTCTTCGAGTTCGAAGTCATGTCGCTTGGAAACGATCCGCCGTGGCGTTACAGCGATCCGTTCCGATT